AGATGTACAAGCAGGACGGAACCGTTCGATTTTCTTTGTCGACAAGATGGGTGGACATTGCGTCCGATATCGACACGGGGCTTTCTCTTTATCCCGTGGCGCACTTCCCTCTTTTTCCTCCCAAGTGAAGTGAGCCACGGGATAAAGAGAAAGCCCCGTGTCGATATCGGACGCAATGTCCACCCATCTTGTCGACAAAGAAAATCGAACGGTTCCGTCCTGCTTGTACATCTTGTAGACCACGGTCACCATGTTGTCAAGCTCGACCTTTGCGGCCTCTCCGCTCTCCTCAAAATTGTCATTATCCCCAATGATGTATGGGGTCATTTCCTCGCTCATTCCATTGGTAAGCGCCAGATCAACGGCATTGACGACAGGCATTCGCCTGCGAATCAAAATATACGGCTGAGACTGAATGTCGTCATCGTTCTCGTTGCCGTAATAGATGTCGTTCTTCTTGACGATCTCGTTGACAGGGAGCATTTTCTCTCGGTCAAAATTGACATAGATAATGCCCTCGTCGTTGATCGCGCTATCCTTAGTGACCCTGCGCCCCTTGAAATCCATTTTGTCTTTTTCCCAAACGCGCGAGGCGTAGCCGTTCAAAAGCTTGCAATAACGCTCGGCGTCTTTGCGAAAGGAGGGATTTTCATAATTCTGCGAAGAATAGACGATCGCATATAGATTGTCGTGAATGACCGACACCTTATATTTCACGATCGGCTTGATGAAATTCTTCTGAACAGGCTCCGCACCGCCGAGCTTTGCCCCTTCCCACTGATTTCCGTTATACATACGGTAGTTTCGATCGGTATCCGTGTAGATTCCCGTGCGCCTGTGGTAGTTTCGCCCCTTCTCGTACAGGTCCCAGATCGCCGTCTGCTTAATTTCCCGAAGATCCATTTATTCACCCCCTCGGCACGTCCTCTTGACCTATTTCGGTGCCGTCGTAATTTTCTATATTCCTCATGATCACTTCAAATCGTTCACGTTCTCGCTTTTCTTCTCTCTGCGCCCTTCTTTCCTCTATGGCCTTTATAGGACTTACGGACGGCAGCTTAACATCTTCGCCGCGGCTGACTGCCTGCCCGACCTTCGCGCCCGCATAGAAGCACAAAAGACAAAGCACTCCCGTGACGGCTATCGTCAATATTACAAAAACAAACGTCATACTATCGTTATCCTTTCTCCGTATTCGTGATCTGTCGAGCGGTGTCTCTCCGCACCGAAATGTGTCTGAGAGGAGACAATGATCGGATCCACCGCAAAGACCACTTGCTCTCGGATATGATGCGCGATCGCAAGCCCCATCATCATGTCGTCATGACCGCCTTCGGGCGCTTCGATTCGCCCCTTTTCATTCCGAACGATCGTCAAAAGCTCCTCAAGCGTATCCTTGTCGCATATCGTATCGCAATGCTCTCGCACGATCTCTGTCAGCCCCGATAGGATCGTAGGCCGTGTCAGACTCGTCGTTTTAAAGCCGAAGCGTTTCTCTGTCCTGCCCGTATAGGTGTCCTGCGCTTCCCTTACGTACTGCTTCGGATAGCCGAGCCGCTGAAGCTCCATAATCGGAAAGCTGTCAAAATTCGCCTCAATGCCGATCAGCGCAACGCCGTAATACTTGCCGAGGCAATACATTTGCTTTTTGTATTTGACTTCATCAAATTGGTGTTTAAGGACAGCCACCTGAAGGCCGCTTTTGGCGTCAAGAACGTGTCCCGTAAAATAGTCGCTCCCCTCACCCGCCGTATCACCGCCAATGCAATACGATGTGAACGAAGGCTGATTCGGCAAGGAATAGAGCTTGATATACCCGTCCTTGTCGTTCACCCAACGTATGTCGCTTATCCTGAGCCCGTCGTAGCTATAACTGAAATAACCCGTTTTTATGGGCTTCGGTATACTCTCAAGCCGCTTCTGTATTGCCCTCGCGTCAAAGACAGTCTTGCCGAGCACGCCCCACTTGCCGAGGCAGTAAACCTCGTAGGTGTACTCGTCAACACTTTTCAGATCCTCAAGCGCCTTGCGGTCGTCGTCTGTCAGAAATTTGTTGTCCCGATAGGTACTGAAGCATACCGTAGCAAGACCGCTGTCAATAAAATGCCGCTTGATCCAATGCTGAATGTTGATCGGGTTAAAGGAAAGGATCATTTGCTTCTTTGTCTTGCCGCCACGCAAACGAACCTTGAGCTGATTGATGGCAGCCTCCTGCGCTTCCGTCGCTTCTTCCACCCAAATATCCGTCAACTCGCCGTTCTCAAAGGTGATAGATTTGATCTTCTCAACGTCATCAAGACCGGCAAAGGCGACCTCGTTTCCCGTAAGCTTGCACTTGATCCTCATATCACTCTCATTGACCTTGAAATACTCGGAGAGATTCCAATGCGATATGACTTGCTTTAAGAGTGGGAACGTGCTTCGGCGGTTTGTATCGCCCGTCTGACGAACGACAAGAAGATTGCATCTTGTCGGGTGTATCAGCTTGTATATGTACCGCTGCGCGATAAAATAGCTCTTGCCCGAGGAGCCGCCGCCGTAAAAGACGAGATATCTGTCGGTATTGTCAAGAAAGGGCAAATAGATCTCGTTAAAGACCTTTTTGGATATCTTGATATTGACATTCATTCGTCATCACTCAGATCTATGCGGATCGTCACGTCATTCGTGACATCAGCCTCGATCTGTTGCTTTTCCTTCCACCCCTCAAAATTGTTGGCCAGGCTGAATTTCGCACCGTTCGCGCCGTCCTTGTCGAAGAGCCGCTCCTCCGCATACTGTTCAATTCTCGTCTTTGCGCGCGTAATCGTGTCAAAAAACTCGCGCTTTGCCTGATAGTTCAGAAGCGCCTGCCTGCTCGTAAAACCCAAAGCGAGCGCAAGCCCCGTGACCGTATACGGCCGCTTGCCAACCACAACGGGATCGCCGTATTTGTCAAGCACGACCTCGCCCTCTTTGTCTCTCAGCACCTCACCCTCACAGGAAGCGAAGTATTCGTCTATCTTCGCCTGCATTTCCTGTGACGTCTTATATTTCGGCGGTGCGCCGCCCTTGTTCTTCTCCAATACTCTCGCCCCTTTCTGTAAAGTCGCTTGCACCTTAGGCGGCTACCGAGTAACCGCCGCCAAAGGAGGAGGCTATTTGATGACCGCTCTACCAATGGACAATAGAACAGTCACAGGTGCTTCGCTTCTATAAGAAAGCGCCTGCCCCACACGGAGCAAGCGCTTTTCTATAATTTGCTATGATAATTATATCACGGGTTAAGACTGACATTCAATGACATCTTGGGGTAACGCAACAGAATTTCTTCCAAAAGGCGAAGCCCCTCCTTCTTAATTCTGCTGACCTGCCGCTCGCTATAATGAATCTCGCAGGATATCCCCGCAATCTTCATGCCTCTGATATAATACCGATGAAGGACTGCATAGTGCAAGCGCGGAAGCTGCTCGAGCGCTGAAATAACCTCTAACTTGAAAGCTACACATTTTTCAACAACGCGATCCGCCGCGGCAAGCTGCTCGTCGATCAGTACCTTCGAGATGACCGCATTCTCAACTCTCTTGTAACTCCCTCCGCCCCCGCCTTCACCAGAGATCCGAGGCGAGATGTCCTCTGCCATGTCAATAAGCCTCTGACGCTCTCGCCGAAGCTGCCCCACTTCCTTCCGCTTTCCCTCGATCAGCTCGTCTGCCTTTCTGTAATCCTCAAGCCATTCCACGACGTTCATAGGCTCTCTCCTTCCGCAAAGCATACGTTCAAGTACGCACGACGATTGCCTTGCTCTTTACGATCCACGCCACCGCAAAGGCTTCCAGCATGAAAAATTCGTTGATCCACGTCCAATAGGCAGGATAATGAAGGACAACCGAAAGCACCTGATTCAGCATAAAGGCCACGATCACGCCACCGCAAACACAGTAAACTCTGTTTCTCTTATGGTCGTTGCCCTTGGTAAACTGCGTCAGGATCATCAAGGCAAACGAGATAAAGAGCAATGCGGCAAAGACACAGTGTACGGCGTTAGAAACGCTGTTCTTGAGCATGAGCAACCCCGTTCGCTCGAATGTGCCCCAACACGGAAAAACCACGATACCGAGCGAGGAAACGGCACTCACGGCGGTCAGAAGCTTGTCCCCCATGTCATAGCCTCGGTATGTAGCAAAGAAGAAGGACGCGAGAACGAGAGATCCTACAAGCCAAATGTTTGAATTTGCGTAGTAGGTTGCCGATATCGAATACCACCACTCTTTGCCAAGCAACGCCGAGTCTGCCCCAATCAGCCCAAAAAGAATACTGCATATCGGCAAGAGCCCACAGATCACGCCGAGAACAAGACGCTGATAATGTAACTGTGATTCAAACTGTAATTTCATTTTTCGTCAACCTCCTCACCTTTCAAAATGATTTTCGGCTTTGCAAGCGGCTTGTATAGCGAAAATGTCAAACCGTAATTGTCGCCCCACACACACCACATCACGTCCATAAGAGAAGATCCTTGTCCTGTGAAATCGGGACGCCAATTGAGCGGCAAAACAAATTTGGGTGGATAATCTCTAAACAACTTGGTGCGCTTTGAGGCGTGCCAATATTGCGACTTTAAGAGCAGGGCGAAAGGTTTTCTGTGGTGTATACACCTTTTAATAAAAGCTTCTGATACATTGAACGGTGGATTTGTAATAATCCAATCTGTGCCTTCGGGAAGATCAGCATTTAAGAAATCTACACCGTCTTGAATGTCTGTACCCATGACCTGATAACCAAAATCGCTTATAACGTTTACCATATGATTTTGACCACAAGCAGGCTCCCATATCTTTGAATCTTTCGGTATCTTCAAAAAGTCAAGAAGGGCAACCGTGACTTCTCTCGGTGTAGAGTAAAAATCCATAGAGCTTCTTTTTTTGTTCGGGTCTCCTCCGATAATCACACTCGGCATTTGCACACTCATTTCGCCGCTCCTCCTATCTTTTCCCACTTTCAACCGTGACAAGCTTATAATCGCCCGATTGATAGATCACCTTTTCGACCACGTCTTTGAAGGTCGCATTCTCACAAAGAACAAGCGCCTTCTTGTTATGCCAAGACCAAAAGCTATCGTTTTTGACCGTAGAATGTCCCCGAGCCGTGACCGTGGAATTCTCCCAAGCCGTGACCGTGGAATGTCCACAAGCCGTGACCGTGGAATGTCCACAAGCCGTGACCGTGGAATTCTCCCGAGCCGTGACCGTGGAATGTCCACAAGCCGTGACCGTGGAATTCTCCCGAGCCGTGACCGTGGAATTCTCCCAAGCCGTGACCGTGGAATGTCCACAAGCCGTGACCGTGGAATGTCCACAAGCCGTGACCGTGGAATTCTCCC